AAATTCTTATACTCACGAACCTGCGTTTCATATAGATCCGCACGCGGAGCACGTTTAATTTCAGTCTCTAATTTTTCAATTTCTCGAGCTTCAATGATGCCATTATTCCAGACCCAATCAACACCTTCCATAATCCCATTAACAAAAGCATTTGGAGCTGAAGGATCTTGTACAATATCAACTGTATTTAGCATAAAGTCATCTTTGACATACATAACACCGTTACGCTGCTCGAGGCTACCCATACCACGAGTTGAGACACCTAGTTGAACACCGCCCTCAAGTAAACCTTTTACGATATTACCCATTGGAGTATCCAAGATACGCGCCTTTCCCATAACATTATTTCCCTCGCATTTGAGTTCCGTAATCTTATGAGATACTTTATCCAAGTTGACAGTCGGTCCATCTGGGTGGTTTAATTCACCAACCGCTCTGCCCTTGGAAACTTGTTCGTCAACATACTTACCAACAGCTTTTTCCATAATAGCTTTTGGATAGATGCGACCATTTCGGTTTTTAGATTCAGCCATAGCGAAGATACCCTCAATCACATGAGTTTTGGTACCATCTTCTTTTTTCTCAATGATGCATTGTACATCATTTTCAGTAAATTCTGTAATTAGCTTCATCTACTTACCCTTGTATTGTTTAACAAACTCTTTTGCCATTTTCTCTGCTTCACGCTGAGTTTTATAAGCATCAAGTCTGTCACCATCTATATAAACAACGAAATCATTTTTCTCTTTATTGATCTTAACAGGTATCCTATCCATTTTGGTATTTACAATTGTTTTACCAGATGGCTTCCTACCCGTTAATTCTCTAATCTGTTTAAATGATTTCGTCATGTATCTTTTAACTTTTATTTATACTTTTTAATTTTTCGACTATTCTTCATCATCATCTTCGTCGAAATCCATTTCAAGCTGATCTTCGTCATCATCATCTTCTAATTCATCGATAGCCGCTTCAATGTCTTCTTCATCTGGTTCGACATCCTCAACGCCATTAAAAATTTGACCTGCTACAGCAACTTTTTCTTGCTCAAGAGCATCATCCATTTTGCTTCTCATAATCTCAGCAAAAGTTGGACCAGCATTTGCAAAGTCCTGATTCGCTACATTATTAATTAGATCTTCAATATCCATCAATTACTCCTGTTCTTGTTCTTCGCCATCAGGAATCTCGCCTGATTGGACTTCACCATCAATTTGTTTTTTCATTTGTTCAATATCATTATCATCGAATTGAAGCACATTCTTCATAACCCATTCCTTTGAGAAGAACTCACCAACATACTGTTGCATTTGATCTAAGGTTTGGATTCTATTTTGTAATAGTTCTGCATCCTTTAACTCAGAGAAATGGTTATCACGTACAAAATCAACAATAATATCTTGTTGCCAAGACTTCCAATCTTCTTCAGTAATAATCGCTTTCATAATTAGTTGTTTTTTCAGAATCTCTGTAAACAACATAGAGAAGCGTTTTCTTAAACGGTCAATAAACTTTTGGAACTTAATTTCGTCTCTGTTAATCTCTGTTGAACGACCAAGAGAGAATTGAGCTTCTTGTTCCAATCTATTAATTGGTACGTTTAAAGATCTATATAGGCGTTTCTGGAAGTAGATAATATCATCAATCTGACCTAGATTCTCTCCACCAGGAAGTGTTGAAATCTCAGTACCTCTACCACCTTCTCTACGAGGTAGCCAGAAATCTTCCAACATAGACATATGTTTACGATCATCGCGAATCTTACCAGTATCAGCATCATATACAAGTTTATTACGGTAACGTGCCATAATATCTTTCATATATGTTTCAGCTTTACCACGTGGTAAGTTACCAACATCAATATAGAAAATACGACGTTCAGGAGCTCTCGATAGTCTATAAATGACTAGAGAGTCTTCCATCATACGTAATTGGTTAATTGGTTTTAATGCTTTATGAAGATGCGATACAACTCTTTTACGGTCAACATCTAACAAGCCAGATGTTACATAAGAAACAGAATCATTAGATAGTTTTACACCTTGATTCGTTCCACCGGGTTTCTCTTGATAGATATAGAACTCATCTACTCTTTCTACCAAAGACGCACCAGTTACTGGATCTTTTTTCTTCTTAACTTCTTTTACTTTACGGATTTTAGTAGAATCAACTGGTCTAATTTCTTGAATACCAGCTTTTAAATTCTTATCATCAACTACAAGGTGGTGGTAGATTCTTCCATCAATGTACCATTTACGGAAAATATCATGTCCATAATCAGTAAATTGTAGCATAGAACAAATATTATCAAATTCTTCGACCATTGTTTTCTTAAGTTGATCGCTAAGACCTTCAACATGATCTAAAACAAGAGTTACTGGCGATTGATTCTCATTACCAGTAATTGATTCGTTTACGATATCTTCAATTGCTGCATCGACTTCGGGGTGTACTGCAACTGCTCTATATTGTCTAATATTTTGTAAGTTATCTTTTGCGTGGTCGCCTTCACCAAGGTTTACATAAGTACCATAGTGAGCACCAGCGGCTGTAACATAACCAGCACCATCCTGATCTACAGGAGGAACAATAGACTGTCTTTGATCAGCCTTCTTGTCTTGAGCTCGTTTAATTTCAAAACCAAATAATCTAAGTCCGTTATTATCAGCCATATTAATTCCTAATATTGAATGAAGAGGGGCCTTTTCAAGCCCCTCAATCTATTTATACTACTTTAAGTAGTTGTTGCGGCTTCCCAGTATTGCACTTGGAATTCAACAGTAAATCGCTCAATCTCATTCTCTGTCGCATAGTTCAGATCGATTGGGCTAACACCTGTTGGGAAACAACCACGGAAGTTATATGTTTTCAATGTAGAACCATCTTTGTCAAGTTGCTCAACAATAAGATCAGCTTCGTAATCAACAGGATTGGTTAGACCAGTATTTGCAGAGTGTGCATTCATACCGTTCATCCAACGCTCCATTGCGTCACGAACATTGAAATCTGTGTCGTTAATAATAGTTGGAGTCCATACATCAAATGTACGGTCACCAGCCATCTTTAATTGACGACCACGGAAAGGAACAATAATTGTACCAATTGTAGAAGCAGGCAACTGAGCTGCTTCACACAAGAACGATGTTAATTCTACATCGCCATTTGCATAACCTGGAAAGTTGATTGTCGCCTTAAATAGATTAGGGCGAGCACCACCACCACGTAGTTTTGCTTTAAAATCATCAACGCCTAAAACTGCCATCTTTTATCTCCTTATACCGATAGACCAGCGACTTCTTCAAAGTCGACGCCAGATCTAACAGCTACAAAGTTTAGAGTGATGTAGTTGATAGAACGAGCAGGTTTAATGAAGATGTTCGCAACAAATTCATTTCTGTCAATAACCGCTCCAGTATTGTTTGTTTCGTCACATACAACACGGAAGTCTGTAATACCACGGCGACCTTTAATCTCTCTCAAGAAAGGTTCTACAATATTTACAAACTCGGCTCTTGTAAACTCATCATTCAATTCGAACAATGTGTTTCTAGCTGCTAGGGCAATTGCTCTTTCTACAACGTTAAACAAACGACGTACATTGACTCGGTCAAATGCGCTTGGTCTGTTCATGTGTGTTTTATCACCATATAGCAAGATACCTTGCCCTGGTAGATTTGCAATTGGGTTAATACCCGCTTTGTACAAAGTATCTCTTTGAGCCTTTGTTGGAGTATAAGAAAGAGATGTTACACCAAGATAAGCACCACGGCGTGAACCTGCTGGTGAGAACCAAGGAGCGCTGTTTGCATCTGAAGCCGCCATAATACCGGCTGTTGAAGAAGCGGCTGGAATATAAACGTATTTATCGTTATATTTATCATACACTTTCAACCAGTTGTTATCTACGAATAGATATGAACTGTAAGTATAATCAGCTGCATCAGCAACTGTAGCTGTAACAGGATCTGCATTACCCACAACGGAGTTTTTCGCAGGAGATGTAACAACAACGCAATCTTTACGTGTTGTACCTGCGGTTGTTACAAGATCATCTACCATAGTTTCTTGATCAGTTGCGGTAG